AGTGCCTGAGTTTGCGATTGTTACTGTCTGTCCGACATAGAAGATGTCTGTAACAGGAATGTCAAAATATAAAGTGCCTGTGCCAACTATATTGCTATGAGCTACTGGAAACCATTTAGGAGCCCAAAGCATTGGAAGTAGGACTGCATCCGATGCGTCACATACTTCCTGCAAGGTTGCATCTGGATACAAAGTACCGACACCGAGAGTGCTTCGGAGTTCTGCAACTGTTGTAAGTGCCATGTGCAATCCTTTCTAAAGACTCTGGGGAGTAGAGGGCTACTACTCCCCAGAGCGACTTAAATGGGCTTACGCCTTGTTATTCTTGAATGCGCCTGCGCCGACCTTAGTAGCGATTGCTCCAAAGCCGTAGTAGCCGATTGTTACCTGTCCTGCTGCAGTTGATTCTGCGCGTAGGCGGTATGTTGGTGACTCGTACCATGTGTAAGCATCTGGGTTCACGATAAGAATAGTTCCATCGCCATCGCCAGCGTTTGTTGGGTCTACATAGAGGTTCAAGCCAGCCACATTTCCTGTTAGAGATGTTGGTGCTACTTGACCGCCAGCGTTCATTGGCTGTGATGCTGTGTAGATTGGGCGACCTGCATCGTTAAGAGACATGATGTTAGACCATTGTCCTGTTGATACGACCATGTTGCGAGCGAAAGGATTTGGTAGTCCTGCTGTTGCTGCGTAAACAGAAGCTGATCCGCGAGCGACAATTCCTAGCAATTCTGCTGCTGTTGGATATGTAACTGTTGTTGTTGCATCTGCTGTTGCGCCTGCAATAAGAGCAGCGTTTACTGCTGCGTTAGTTGTCTTTGCGTAAGCTGCTGCCATGTTGCGGACTAGCTCATCAAAGAATGCTGGAGATGTACGATCTAGCAATTCAACAGAGAATGTCTGCTGTCCAGCGTACTTCTTTACTGATACTGATAGGAATGCTGCATTCTGATCTGTGTCAGAGAATGCTGCGCCTTCATTTGTCTCTGCAACTGTTGGCATTGCTGTGATTTTTGGAATCTCGAAAGTCATACCTGCATCTGGAAGCACTCCGCGAGAGATTGCATCGATTGATGGGCGGATTGTTGTTCCGAGTGGGTTGATGATCTCAGATAGTTGGCGTGTTGGAACAAGTCCTGCGTTATCTGTTGTGTCATCTGCTGCGCGTAGGTATTGACGAGCTTGATCGTCTCCTAGTGCTGCGCGGATTGTGTTTTCTGCGTACTTAGCTGCTGTTACCTCAATGCGTGGCTTTGTAAAGTATGCTGCTGAAACAGTTGGGCGAGCAGCTTCAACCGCTGGTGCTTCAACTGGTGTTGCTTCGACTGCTGGAGTGGTTTGTTCCACGGCTGTCTCGCTTTCTGTTGGTTGGGTTGATTCTTCTGCATCAGATTCTTCTGCTGCAATATCAGTAACCTGAGCAGACTTAAATGCTGGCTCTGTTACTAAACTTACTTCGACCAAGCGAGCAGCGGAAACATAAGTCACGCCATCCTTGATCTTTGACTTGAGGACTTCTGCCCCGATTGACAGACCGCTCTGTAATCCTTCTTCTGCAAGGATGAGAGCTTCTGTACCGCGCTGAGAGCGACTGATAGAAAATACAGCATTGATGGAATTCTCTGACTCGCTGAAGGAGACCATGCGACCCAAAGGTTTTTTTGCATCGTGCTGACTTAGTAATTTTATGGCTTTAGGATCTTCAATGTTAATAGATCCAGAAGCGAAGATTACTTTGCCCATATTTGTGGATCCTGCTTCGACATTGAGAGGCACGATCTTGCCTGAGACTGTGCGACTTGCTGAATCTGCTGTGAGATCAGCTGAGAAGGTGATTACTTGATTCATTCCATACCATTGTTTCCGTTAGGTGTTAGATCAGTCATTTCCATAGCCTGTTCTGGAGTGATGAGATTAAGTGTCAATAGTTTTTCAATTACTGCTAGTTCTGCAAGTGGATCAGTACGCAAGAAGTTCTTATCAATGTCAAACTTCACTACATTACCGCGAGCAGTAATGTCATCCATTGACAAACGATCTTCAATCGCAGTAATGAATGGTTGTAGAGATAGCGTTAGGAATTGCTTGCGCTCATCCTGAACATTTGCATAAGTCATAGAGTTATTCTGATCTGCTGAAACATAGTAAGCAGGGACATTGCATAGACGAGCAATCTCGGTCGCAAGATTAAAGATTGCTTCTGAGTACATCATGTCTTTAGGTGAATATGAAACTGGGTTATATTCAAGAGTAGATGTTAGGTAAGCAGTGCTGCGATTGTTACGAGCGTTCTTCCATGAAGCAAGTAATCCCTGTACTTCTTTAGGATCTAGATCAGCACCGGTATTCTTGATGTAACCAGTTGCCATTGGAGTTGATGCTGCAATCGCTGCTGCTTTCTGGACATCAATAGCTGCGCGGATTGTTGAAACGCCAGTGTTGAGGATGCCATCGCCAAGTGACTGGAAAGTGATTAAACTTCCGAGACCATCCATCGGTAATGTAGTACCATCGACTGCGTAAGATCTAACAAAAGTATTTGTGCTATCAAGTGTTGCAGTTACTCGATGATTGGCAATCCACTCAAAGCGAGAAGGGCGACCATCTTCCTGATAAACCTCGACAACCTTCCAGAAGGCTTGTCCGTAAAACAGAAGTGAATCGACAGTCCATGCAATCGTTACTGATCGTGGCTGTGAATATGAAGGCTGCTCTAACCATGCAGGTGAGCCAAGTTCTTCATTGGTGGATTTCTTATAAAGCTCTAATGGAATTGCTCCGATAGTGCCACACAAAAGATTGCGGCATCTTTGTAATGCTGGGACGGAGATCGCTTCGCTTCTGCCGATGAAGGCATACTGGAAAGGCATCGCATAAGGTGAATACTCACCAAGCACCTGAGGTGCTGACTGAGCTTGTAATTGTGGCTTTGGTTCAAGCCCGAATGTCTGCAAGATTCTACCCATAGACAGAAATTGTAGCATTTGTCAAGCAATTAGACAATGTGTTAGGGCGTGTCTAAGTATATATCTGTGGCTTAGGCTGAGGGATCATTAACTTGGAAACTACCATAGCCAAGCCGATAGGGGCTGAGATATCTCCAGCACTCTTTCGCTTAATGATGCGCCATGCAGAATCATTGACCTTGGCTGCACAGTTATTCATCTGCTGGATGAACTCGGCTTGCCCATTATGAACTACTCGATGATTGTTTAAGCCTTCTGCAAGATCTCCACAGGCTTTGTAAAACTGCTGACCCGAAACATCCTCAATCATAACTCCAGCATTGGCAAGACGATCTGCAATGGTCTGGGTAGCGTACTTATCAAAGCAGACTAGGCGGGGCTTATAAATGTCGCACCATGCCTTTATACTTGCTGCCATCTTTAACTCATCGATGGCAACCTGAGAGCTGTAAGTCTCTAAGATCCCGATGCCAATCCGCCCATCTGGGAGAAGTTGTCCTGCGACCAATGATCCGTTCCTGCGTGACGGACTGACATCGAAACCGAATACAGTATATGCCCCGATAGCCATTTCAAGCGTACTATCAGATGTTTCCTCGAGGATTCCGTGTTGCCAAGGACTGCTTAGGGAGTCGATCCATTGGCAAAGAGTTTCAGTACGCGTGTTCTCAATCGGTGAAGTAGCAATCGCTTCTTCAATCGCTTCTTCTGTGATGGTGTATCCCAAAGAGGGGTTAGCCAAAGCCCATGCATCGCGGTCAGTTATCTTGCAGTATTGAGGTGCTGAGTATTCGTAGAATCCAAAGGACTTTGGCGGGTAGTCGATGGCTCGTTCTCTGAGGTCATTAAGAACAGTTGAGAACGCATCTCCTGCATTCGAGGTAAGAAGCGTCTGACTATTTGGGTGAGCTCTAGTAGTTGGAGTTGCTGCTCTAAATCCATCTTCTGTGATCTCTCGGACTTCATCGATGTAAAGTAGCCCATTGACACTTCGTCCACGAGATCCATCTCGAGTAGCTGCAACGACATCAAGGCGCGCTCCAGAGAGCATCTCAATAGACTCCGTGCCATTAGCGTGTCTGATTTGTTTAACGAATCCTTTAAGGTGGTCATTGGTCTCCAGTAGGTGAGTAACTTGTCGGAAGGTGTCTAGTGCCATGCTTCGATTAGAAAGGATCATCATGGCACTTACAACAGTCGCAGAACTCCGTGCAACACTCGGAGTCGGTACTTTGTATCCAGATGCAACCCTTCAAGAAGTATGTGATGCAACGGATGTAGTCCTACTGCCTATGCTTTGGCAGAATGAACTTTATAACACCCATCAAAGCATTACAGATAATGTGGCAACTCTTTACTTTGATTCAAGCATCTCTAAAATTTTCTATGTAGGTCAGAGCATAACGATCACAAAGAACGGAAGCCCTTATAACGGCACTAAGACAATTACTGCCATTGGTGCTACTTCACTTTCTTACGCTGCTGTTGGAGCAGATCAAGCTATTCACGCTATCCAACCTTTTGGAACTGTTGCAGGATCAGCAACAGACTATGCAACAGACACAGCAGTCCAGCAAGCAGCTCTTATGATATCTGTTGAAATCTGGCAAGCAAGAACCGCTACTCTCAGTGGATCTAATGCTGTTGATTTCCAGCCAAGCCCTTACCGAATGAGCGCACAGCTTCTCGCTAAGGTGCGAGGATTGATCGCACATGCGCTAAGCCCTAATTCGATGGTGGGATAATGCCTGTTGCCATCACTACTCTCAGAACTACATTAGCAACCGCCCTAGTCGATAACGCTAAGTGGCAGACTTTTGCCTTTCCACCTGCAACAGTCCTTGCTAATTCTGTAATCGTGTCTCCAGATGATCCTTACTTAACACCAAGCAACAATCAGCACATAGGCATTAGCCCTATGGCAAGTTTTAAGATTGTTATGACTGTTCCACTTTTCGACAATGAGGGAAACCTTAACGGCATCGAGGACACAGTCTGTGGCGTGTTCGCAAAGCTTGCTGCATCATCTTTGACCTATAATGTAAGCGCGATAAGCGCACCAAGTATTCTCAACGCTGCATCGGGAGACCTTCTCAGCTGCGAGATGTCCGTATCAATCCTAACGAGTTGGAGCTAAACATGTCCGAGTGGGAACAAGAAAACGCTGACTTCCTGAAGAAAATCGGGCAAGTAAGCACAGCAGCACCAAAGCCAGTAACTACTAAGAAAGACGAGGAATAATCTCATGGCTGTATTTCTAAACAATAAAGTAGGCGTGAAGATTAACACTGTTGATCTTTCTGACCATGTCACATCAATTACTCTTAACCGCACATTCGATGAGCTAGAAGTCACTGCAATGGGCGACACAGCACACAAGTTTGTTAAGGGCTTGGAAGCATCTACTGTAACAATCGACTTCTTAAATGACACAGCATCTGCGAATGTATTGGCAACACTACAGGCAGCATGGGGTACAACAGTCACATGTGTATTCCTACAGGAAAAGGGAACAGCAGTATCTGCTACTAACCCTCTTTACACTGTTTCATTGCTAGTCAATAACACTACAGACATCAATGGTGCTGTAGGCGATATGGGTATGCAATCAATCACATTTACTGCTAACTCAACAATTGCAGTAGCAACCACAGGCACATTCTAAAAAACTAACAAAGGGGCAAACTCATGGCAAAACTAAAGATAGTTCGTACAGATGGAAGCGTATTGGAAGGCGAGATCACTCCAGCGGTGGAGTACTCATTTGAGCAGTACGCTAAAAAGGGCTTTCATAAGGCGTTCCGCGATGAAGAAAAACAGAGCGATGTCTATTGGTTAGCATGGGAAGTAACACGCAGGTCAGGTGAAACTGTTAAGCCTTTTGGTATGGATTTCATTGAGACACTTAAAAGTGTCGAGGTGCTTGATTCAGACCCTTTAGCTTAAAGCGCGATCTTCCATTCACCTATCTAATTGCTAGGCTAAGCATTAGGTTGGGAATCGCGCCACAGCAATTGTTAGATCTAGATAAGACTATGCTCGATGCATTAGTGCAGGGGCTCAAGGATGAAGCGAAAGAGGTGAACGATGCCAGCAAGCGTAAAGGGCGCGGTCGCTCTTAGAAAAGCTCTTAGAGAATTCACCCCTGATCTAGCAAAAGAAACTCAGAAAGAAATCAAGACAGCCATTACACCGATTTCTAAATCGGCTAAAGGTTATGTTCCAGATCGCGGAGAAGTATTAAGCGGATGGTTGCCTCGTCAAATGTCTGAGGCAACTTTCCCATTCTTTAACCCTTCTGAAGTTAAATCTAAAATTGGGTTTAAGACAACTCCATCAAAAGCTAACAACAGAGGGTTTAGATCTTTGGCTCAAGTCTTTAACAAAAGCCGAGCTGGAGCAATTTACGAAAGAATGGGCAAGTTAAGTCCTGACAGTAGATTTGTTCTTAACCAAGATGGAAAGCTGCGTGCACCTCTTAAAGGTAAAGGTCGTATGCAGGGTCGCGTTCTCTATCGTGCTTATGATGAGAACAACGGCAAAGCCAGAGAAAGCGTTCTAAAGGCTATTGCAACAGCAGGCAAGAAACTTAATCAACGAGCAACAGTGAGAGGCTAACCATGGCTAATGTAGTCATTGACATTGCAGCGGAATTCACTGGCAATAAAGCATTTAAGCAAGCTGAGACTTCAACAGACAAACTTACTAGAAACGTAAAGAAACTTGCTGGAGCTGCTGGTCTTGCTTTTGGTACTGCCCAAGTAATTGCTTTTGGCAAGGCATCTGTTAAAGCTGCTTTAGATGCAGGGGCTCAACAGGAACGATTGGCAAACCTTGTTAAGGTAACAGTCGGTGCAAGCCAATTACAGATCCAGTCTCTTAATGATCAGGCTGCTGCTTTGCAAGGCATCGGTGTGGTGAGTAAAGAAAACATCACACAGACACAGTCACAATTAGCCACATTCAATTTACAGATCGACACGATCAAACAACTTACTCCTGCAATACTCGATTATGTAACAGCTGAAAAGGGTGCTGCTGCTTCTGCCGATCAGTTTAAGCAGATGACTAACGGGCTTGCCCAAGCCCTCAATGGCAACTTTTCATCACTTACTAAAGTTGGCTTTGTCCTTGACGAGACAACTAAAAAGACAATTAAGAATGGTACAGAATCAGAAAGAGCAGCAGCACTGGTTGCTGTCCTTGATTCAACTTATAAAGATTTCAATAAGAACCTTGCTAAAACTGATGCTGGTCAGATGCAGATTCTTGCTAATGCAGCCAATGATGCTCAAGAAATTATCGGCACAGGTTTGCTGGATGCAGTCAAAATGCTTGGCGATAATGATTCAGTTGCTAATCTTGCAACAGCCATGCAGGATGTTGCTACTTATACAGCAGATGCCATCCGAGGCGTAGGGGTGCTAATTGATTATCTACGAAGCATCCCCGGAGCTAACATATTATTTGATGCATTCAAGGTGTTTAACAAAAGCACGCCATTAGGCTTGTTAGTAGAACTTGGAAAACAAGCACGACAAAATGCAGAACAGCAAGGAACTAATTCAGCAGCCTTGGCTCACTTGGCTGAACTTGAATCTAAATATAAAATAAAGAGTCTTGCAATTGCTAGAAAACTCACAGAAGAAGAAAAAAAGAGACTTAAAGAAGCCAAACTTAAAGCAGCCATTGACAAAGCTAATCTTGCACTTGGTCAAGGTGAAAGCATTTTTGACATCGATAAGATCCAGATTGCAGCAGCTTTAACAAATCAAGCTGAGCAACTAGGAAAAGCAACAAACGCAGCACAGGTGTTACAAATTGCTAATGATACTGCTCGCCTAAATGTAAAACGATCAATCTTGGCACTAGAAGAGGCAATTGCTTCTAAGGATGAAGCAGCTATTATTGCTGCAACTAATAAACTTAATGCAGATCTCAAAATCCTTAGTGCTATAAGCAATCAAAAGACTCAAATGGTTGCTATAGAATCTATACTAAATGGCTTAAAGCCTAAAGATTTGATAAACCAAAGTAATTTAGATGAGGCATTGCGTAAGATCAAAGAGATGCTTGAACTGCTGAAGGGAGTAGGTGGCCCTATCGTTGCTCCTAAGCCTTTAGATAAGCCTACTCAAGAACCTAAGTTTATTGATTTTATTAAACCCTTAGATCCTAAACTTGTCTTGCAGGGATCAATTGGTGCTATTCTGGAATACGGGGATGCTGCTACTGAAAGAGCAAATGCAATCGCAGATCTTCTCGACTATCAAAACAAGCAAGATGAACTAGCTTTAAATGAATACATGAAAAAATTAGGTCTTACTTCTACAGGGGCTACAATTCCTTCTATGGGTAGTGTACCAACGCCTACGGCAGCTGATATACAATCCGGCAATCGATATGCTGCACAGGCTGCTGCTCAATACAGCGTCACAATTAACACAGGTGTTGGAGATCCAGAAGCAATCGCTAGAGCAGTTGAGGATGTAATCCGCCAAGCTAATCAGCGTGGAACTACGAGTCTTAATTTCTCATGACATGGGTTCCTGAATGGCGCATTACAGTAGGCGCTAATGTCTATACAAATGTAACTTCTGTTAGTGTCACAATTGGTCGAATTGACATTGATCGTCAATGCCAAGCGGGTTATGCTCGCATGGACATTATAAATTCAACAAACGCTCTTTTCGACATTGATGTTACAGATCTTTTAAGCCTAGAACTTAAAGACAGTTCAGGCACCTATGTTCCGGTATTCGGTGGCACAGTTTCAGACTTTACGACTTCTGTAAGAAGCCCAGAAGAAAGCGGCTATGTGACTATAGGATCGATTCTTGCAGTGGGTGCATTGGCTAAACTGCCAAAAGCAATCTACACAGAAGCACTAGCCCATAATCTTGATGGTGAGCAGATCGACATTATCTTGTCTAAGCTTTTGGTTAATCAATGGCAGGAAGTAGCACCTTCCCTTCAATGGATCGATTACGATCCAACTACTACATGGGCTAATGCAGAAAATGTGAGTTTAGGCGAGATCGACACTGGTCTTTATCAGATGGATAATCTCAGCGCAGACACTCGTAACACTCAGACTCTAGTTCAACAGATAGCCGACAGCGCACTCGGAAACCTCTACGAGGATAAGCAAGGGCGGATCGGGTATGCAGACGCAGATCATCGAAGCAATTATCTAGCAGCTAATGGATCAACCCAGTTAGACGGCAATTACGCTTCTCCAGCTAGCGTTAAATCAATCTTACAGATTGGAAAGATCCGCAATAGTCAAATCGTCCGCTACGGCAATGATTATGGAAGCACTTACTCAGCGACAGACGATGCTTCTATTGCTCTTTATGGTCGCTATCAAAGATCCTTTGACTCTAACATCCGTTATCTGGCAGATGTTGAAGACATTGTCGAGCGTGATCTAGCCCTACGATCAACGCCTAGAACTCAGTTAGATCAGATTACTTTTAGACTTGATAATCCAATAATGCCCTCTGCTCAACTAGATGATCTAATCAACCTCTTTTTTGGTGAGCCAGTAGTCATTACTAACTTGCCTTTCAACATGTTCGAGGGGTACTTCTCAGGGTTTGTAGAGGGTATCTCAATAAGGGCTACCCCGACTTTTGTGGACATGACTATTTATGTTTCCCCAACAGACTTTTCCCTTATAGCCCCGACATGGGCAACAGTACTTCCAACTAACACCATCTGGAGTGGCGTAAATGGTACACTACAGTGGTCTAAAGCGATCGGAGCTCTAACCTAATGGCAACAACAACCCCTAATTTTGGTTGGGCAGTACCAACCAGTACTGACCTAGTCAAGGATGGCGCAGTAGCCATTGAGACGCTAGGCGATTCTATCGATGCTTCACTAGTCGATCTTAAAGGTGGCACTACTGGTCAGGTACTTTCCAAGGCAACTAATACCAATATGGATTTTACGTGGATTACTCCAAGCGCAGGCGGCGGCGGTAAAATTTTACAGGTTGTTTTTGCATCTTACTCAACTGAAACTGCATCCAGCTCACAAACTTATGCAGACACAGGTTTAAGCGCAACAATTACTCCGTCTGCTACTTCAAGTCGCATCTTGGTTATTGTTAATACAAATGGAGCTACAACTGATTCTGTATCTAATCAAGCCATTAAGTTAAAATTAGTAAGAGCGTCCACAGATCTTGCCGTCATTACTGACTTGTCAAATAAAATGGCCGGAGCAGCAACAGCTGTGCAGGGTGAGTCAATTGGTTTCAATTGGGTTGATTCTCCATCATCTACGAGTGCATTGACCTATAAGACTCAATACGCTCGTTTAGCAAGCTCCGGAACAGTCAATCTACAAAATCAACAAAATGCAAATGGCAGCACTTCCACAATTACATTGATGGAGATTGGAGCATAATTATGGCAACAGGTGGAGAAGTTTTAACGATGTTATGCCCAGAAAAAGAATGGGTTATTTATGGAGATGACTTTGATTCTATTCAATGGATTAAGGGAGAACCTATTTCTAAAGCAGATTTTGAAGCAGGTTTTGCAAAGGTAGATTCATGGAAAGCCCAAGAAGCGACTAAGTTAGAAAAGAAAAAATCTGATTTATTGTCAAAATTGGGTATTACCGCTGATGAAGTAGCAATCTTACTTGGATGAATCCACGCTTAAGTAAAGCTGCTGTCCAATTAAGAGAGCAATTCGATGATTCGTTCCCAGATCGTGACCGCACATCGGATGGTTGGATCGGTGATACCCGACACGCTGCTCGCAAGTCTGATCATAATCCAGATGCACAGGGTTGGGTTCGTGCCATTGATGTGGACAAAGATCTGCACAAAAGTGGCAAGCCCGACATCATGGGAGATCTTGCTGATCAGCTTCGCACCTTGTCCAAGTCAAAAGCAGACAAGCGTATTAGTTACATCATTTACGATGGACGAATCTGTTCCCACATCCTCAACTGGAAGTGGCGCAATTACACAGGGGCTAACAAACACACTAAGCACATGCATGTTAGCTTTAAGAAAGAAGCTGACAATGATGGGGCTTTTTTTCAAGTACCTATGTTAGGAGCATCTAATGAATGAACTAAAGACAGCAGCAGGATCTTGGGCTAGAGCCTTCTTAGTAGCAGCAATCTCAATGTATGCAGCCGGGGTACAAGATCCACAGGCTCTTATCGCTGCCGGTATTGCTTCAATCCTTCCACCTGTATTGCGTTACCTCTCACCTAATGATCCTTCTATGGGCATTAAGAAGTGACACAGTCCGACTTCTTTACGCTTTACCTTGCCACCATTGCAGCACTCGGTGGCTTGTCTGGCTATGTAATCACACACCTGTTGTCTGAGATCAAAAGACTCAACACGCGAGTCGATGAGATCTATAACATATTGCTTGACAGGTAGCATTGTGCTATGGCAAGAAAAGCAACTAAGGCGTTAGAGGAACAAGGTTACTCAAAGCTCGATGCTTATTGCATTGGGCTTTATGAGTACTTCTGTTCATTAAAGCGAGCAGGTTTCGCAGAGGACATTGCCATGTTCATGATCACAGAACCGCAAGCCTATCCTCACTGGATTCTGCCTGATCCCATTGACCCTGAGAAGTTCGGGGATTACGAAGATGAGGATGATGACTAAACGCAGATACTTGGTGATCTCGGATCTACAGATTCCATATCATCATGAGCAAGCAGTTAAGAATCTTATCAAGTTAGTAAAGCGCGAGAAGTTCGATTTAGTCCTTAACACAGGCGATGAGCTTGATATGCAGTCTCAGTCAAAGTGGGCTAAAGGCACTCATCTGGAGTATGAAGGGCAGCTAGATTATGATCGAAGTCTGGCTCAAAACATCCTATGGGATCTCGGCACTACCGACATCACTCGATCCAACCACACCGATCGTCTATACCACACTCTCGTTAGAGGAGCTCCTAGCCTCATCGGACTTCCAGAACTCGAGTACTCCCGCTTTATGGGTTTCAATGACTTGGGGATTCGTTTTCATAAGAAGCCATTCGAGTTCCATAAGGGCTGGGTCTTAGTCCACGGAGACGAGGGATCGATGAATAGCAATGCAGGACTTACAGCTCTTGGCTTGGCTAAGAAGTTCGGTAAGTCTGTAGTCTGTGGACACACCCACAGGGCTGGCATCAGTGCCTATACAGAAGGCTTAGGAAGCCAATACAGGACTATTTGGGGCTTAGAGGCAGGAAATGTTATGGACAAAAAGAAAGCCTCTTATCTAAAGGCTGGCAGTGCTAATTGGCAGATGTCTGTGGCGGTAATTGAGACACACGGAGATCGAGTTAGCCCATTCTTAGTGCCAATCAACAAGGACGGATCATTCACCCTATATGGACGACTTTACGCCTGACATCAAGCGCACCTTAGATGATGCCCTGGACGAGGGAGAATCGTTATCATTTCGTTATCAGAATGTGCTTGATTAGTCGGTCACTTCTGTCACACTAATTCTGTAAGCAGTCAAGGGCACTGCTACAGATAGGAAATACAATGAGCTTTGAGATGCCAATGATTGTGCTGCTACTCGCAGCTAATGCTTTATGGTATTTAGTAGGCTGGGCTAAAGGCTTTAACGAAGGCAAGCGTGAAGGCTTGATCGTGGCTAAGTCATTTCAGCGAGTGACAACAGATGCGCGCTAATGAGATCCTACTTACCGCAACAGACACAATCCGCGATCGTGGGCTATCGTATGGTCACCCTGCGGATAACCTGCAACACACCGCAATGCTCCTCAGTGCATACCTACAGACACCGATCCACGATTATCAAGTCGCAGGGATCATGGTGCTCGTTAAACTTGCACGGACTAATCAATCAGCCCAACACATCGACAACTGGGTCGATCTATGCAGCTATGGAGCACTCGCAGGGCAACTAGCAACAGAGGAGAACGAACTCTATGTTTAATTTAGCCGATTACGAACCAGTCGAGGTGAGACTTGAAAAGTTTATTAAGGATTATCCATCATTACGGATTGCAACAGAGCTTGAAGTGGTCGAGGCAACTCGATACATTGTTAAGGCGTATTTATTTAAGGATGCTAGCGATGGCGTTGCGTGGGCAACAGGGTACGCTGAAGAAACAGTTACTAGCCGTGGTGTTAATCAGACTTCAGCACTGGAGAATTGCGAGACTTCAGCGATCGGCAGGGCACTTGCAAATGCAGGTTATGCGCCTAAAGGAAAGAGACCAAGCCGAGAGGAAATGACTAAGGTCGTAGCTGCAAAGCCAGTCAAGCCAGCAGTTTCAGAAGTTAAGGCAGATGATCAAGACTATTGGACTACACCTGTTAATGAATATAGAGGCGTGGTAGATGCACCGGTCACGCTAGAGAAGGCTATGGAGAATGTAGCGGCAATCATGGGAACAGGCGAGGCAGTAGAAGCACCATCATGCGAGCATGGGCATATGCAGTGGCGTGAGGGTGAGAAGAATGGCAAGGCATGGGGTGGCTACTTTTGCAATACAGCAATCTCATCGGCACATCGTTGCCCTACCAAGTGGTACAACCTGGGGTCAGATGGAAAGTTCCAACCACAGAAGGCGAGAGTTTAATGGGAAACATAGGCATCAAGATCAATGGCGAGTGGGTGGATCTATTGTCCGCATTCGTGCCATGTCAGCTTTGCAATGAGCCAGTTCAGATAAGAGACTTAGAAGATATATCATCTGATTCTGTTAATGGTGTAGTGACTTGGCAATGCTCTAAGTGCAAAGCAGTCAATGGCTAGTCAAGCAAGGAAGCACAGAGGTTTCCGCACAGAGCGTGTTGTCGCACAGTACCTATCGACTGTCTGGCAAGGCGCATGTGTGGGAAGGGGTAGTGGTAAGGATATTGTCAATGTGCCGTTCGATGTTGAAGTCAAAGCCCGAGCTGGATTTCAACCTCTTGCATACATCAAACAATTGAAAGCTCGGACAGCCATTTCGGGGGAATTAGGCTTCGGAGTTATTAGACTCAACGGACAGGGTGAGGATGCGCGTGAGTATGCCGCGATAATCCGACTTGAGGATCTCTTGCCACTACTCATATTAAGATATGGTCACTTAGACAAAGAACCTACTGAGGCAGACATAGACCGATGCTCTGGATGTGGGTCATACATGATAAGGAAGTGCTTAACTTGCCAACCTACGATTACAAATGCACACGATGCAATCTCAATCAAGAGATCAATCATGGATGGCACAATCGACCAGTAGTGTTATGTAACTATTGCAATGAGCCTATGGTAAAGGTTATAGGTGCAGCAGCTACGCATTTCAAGGGCAAGGGCTTCTACTCAACGGATAAATAGTTATCCACAGAAGTTATCCACAGGGGGTAATCATGAAAGCAACACGCGGTCTGAGCAGGACTTATACAAATGGATTTGACATCGATGGTACGCTAACGGCGCAGAGCCCATCAAGGGCTCACCGCGACCCGCTGAGGCGGGTAGGTCGCGGGGTGCTAGTAGCTATTGGGATAGCTCTATGCATCATGCCTGATGCAGGTGGATCTAAACCAATGCAATATGTAACTTATAAAGAATATGCTTTACATCTATTACATTATGATGTTACTCAATACAAATGCCTGACAATACTCTGGGGTAAAGAAAGTGCGTGGAATCCAGAGGCAATAGGCAATCTCAATGGATCTCAAAGAGTCTATGGAATACCTCAAGGTAAGAGTGAGTGGCTTAAAGACCAAGATGGCTATGGTCAAGTACGATGGGGATTGTCATATATCGACAATCGTCATTCCACACCATGCAAGGCTTTAGATCATTGGAGGGTACATAATTGGTATTAGAAGAAGATACGATTAAATGTATTAGATGTGATACTGATACACCTGAATCAGAGATTATACCTTTAGGTGCATCTCACCCTCATCTGTACCACACAGCTGACACATACGACCATCACGCATGAACACACGCTGTCGCTGCTCTCGGTATCGTCTGCTGTTTAACTTATCAATAGCCATTAGATATCATCATAACAAGTGCCAC